TTTACTGGGTATATATTCATGCTGGTACAAATAGCACCGCCAATCGTGGCAACTAACGCTGCCCATTTAACAATATCATTTAACATACTACAATTATATAGAAACGATGCTAGATGTCAAGCATTTTTCATGCCGCTAAGTCATTGATTCACAAGTAAAAATCCCCAGCATCGCTGGGGTTTGAACTACAGACCCAGCGATTATTTCGCAGTAACTAAGGTTGGTTTCTTAGGCATGATTAGTGGACTGAACACTGCCTTGTAGTTCTGCAGGAGATCATCTGCTGGTTCAATCATGAAAATAACATGCTCGAAATTCAGTTCGAAATCTTTTTCCGCAGCATAGGGTACCCAATGGGTAATATTGACGCTGGCTGTACCGCTTTCGGTTGGGCGAATTAATACCAGACAGGGATTTTTGATTGTTAGATGGTTAGTCTTGTCCACAATTTCAGCGATTAGGTCTTCGCCGGTGCTCATTCTAATTAGTTTAACTTCCATGATATCTCCAATATGCGGGGCCGGAGCCCCGCTGTTTAATTTGATCCTGGTTGAGGACCGCGACCTTGTAACCAATCTACATCTTCATCGGTCATGGGTTGCCATTTATTTGTCATCGCCCTCTGCTAGAAATTTCTTACCAGCAGTCCCGCGTTCTTTGACTTCAATCTTCTTTGGCTTCTTGTGTTCTGGAATCAAACGCTCCAGCGCAATCTTAAGCATGCCATTGAACATTTCTGCATCTTTGATCTCAATTTGATCATTGATTACGAACGTGCGAGTAAAATTACGATTAGCAATACCTTTGAATAGGAAGTCGCCTTCTTCTTCTTTGGCATTGCCACGTACAATCAGCTTGTCTTCATCAAACTCAATTTCAATGTCTTGACGTGCAAAACCAGCAACTGCCATTTCAATCACGTAGGTATTTTCACCGGTTTTACGATAATTGAAGGGCGGATAATTGGGAACGTTCTTGGTTACTTCGTCGTGTAGTTTTGCTAGACGATTGAATTGCTCATCAAAGCCCACGAAGAATTTATCGAAGTCTTTGAATGCAGCTGGGTGCAGAATTTTGTCGATTGTAAATGTCATTGCTTGCTCCTTTTCAGCGAGTTAATTGAATTGCTGCCCCGAAGGCGCAGCTGTTGGGCAATTTTTACAACATACCCAGGTTGATTCCCCTCCCGAGAAATTCTTATTCGTCGTTGGCTACGTGATCCAAAAGATCTCTTTGCAGACGTTCTTTGCGATCTTCGTTGCGCTGGTCTGCCGGAACCTGCGGCAGACTCTGTGTACGAATTTTTTCGATTAGCTGGGCTACTGTCTCATAGGGCAGTTTAGCCAAAGCCAGTAAAACTGCGTTGGTTTCATTAATAGTTAATTGCAAATTGATTTGATCCACGTTCACTCCTTGTATCCACGTTTTTTACCGATGTTATATTTAGTCTGAAGATTCCAGGAATTCTTCTCATCATAGTTTAAAATTTTGATTTGACTCAAAGGTGCCTGGTCCGTATACTTATCGGAGTTTATGATGCTGATTAAACCCCAATCCGATAATAGTTTTGCTATGCTGTTGCGACGCTGAATATCATTCTTGCTGAGATCTGCGGCTTTGCCGTCTAGGGCAAATAGCTCTTTGAAATGTACAATGAAGTAGTGTCCCTGTTTGTGCAGGATATGGCAGCTCTGGTACAGAGTATTATCCCTGCGGCTGGCTACACCAATGCGGGTCAGCGTTTCTCTGACCTTTAAAAAATCGTCGGGCTGTTTAAGTTTAACTTCCAATGGACTGTATTCAAACGGTAAATCTAATTTAAAAAAATCATTCATTATAATACCCCTGTTCCCATGAACAACGGTATTATCCACCCTTGTCCATTCTGGATTTTATTGTTTTTAGTTGGGCTTCAGATAGGAGAGGTAATACTTGACGAGCCTTTTCTTTGCTATATCCATAGTATTCCTGAATCCATTCCAGCACTTCAACCGTTTCGGCTTTTAACCACTTGTTATACCGCTTGCGTGGTCTAATGGTATTTATAAGAAAATCAAATTGGAGAAGACGGTCCACGTGAGGACGAGCGTTCATTTCGTTGGCATAGATTACGGTATCCGCACCAAAGCTAAGTCCGCGATTGATCAAATACGGATTATACTGCCGCTCCGACCAATCATCCACAATCAGAGCTTCTTTGCTGTGATGAATAGCATTGATGAAGTCAAAGGGACTGATTGCTGGCTTCTTCCAGACTTCTTCTTCCTTGGCGGCTTCAACATCAAATCCTAGTGCATTCTTCATTTAAGAAAATCCTCGGCTTCTTCGTCGGTCAATGGTCGTTGTACCAGGGTAAACAATAGCGGGGATCCATCAGCCGCTCGGCGCAGCAGTAGCTGTCGGAGAAACTTTTCTCCCTGGGCTCGCCAGATCGGACTATTCAGGATAGTAAAGCCGCATTGGTCGGCCAACTTTCTGATGTCGTCGTTCATAGTCGTTGAGTCCAATTACGTCCAGCATAGTATTCTAACATCACTTCCAGACTTGTCAAGAATCGACGATTAAAATCTATGTCTTCTAAAATGCCTGCTGACTTGTGATCTATGCGTTCTAAACGACAGATTTCATCAATCATCATTTTATAATCTTCGATAAGACGGCTTACCAGCAGTCCGTCAAAAGTTTCGTCATCAATTTCAAGTAACATTATTTAAACTCCACGGCAGCCATAATTTCAGTTAAACACGCCACCAGGTTAATCTCCTGGTCGGCAACAAATGCTGACTTGTACTGATAGTCAGCCAACAGCAGAACAAGCTGAGGTACCTGCTTGACATGGTCGGTCAATTGCTCATAAAGACGTCGGAATATGGTCTGTGGATCACTGTCCTGATGATTGACCACCCAGGTACGAACCTTTTTAAAGTCCTTGTCTTTTAGACCATCAATCAACTCTTTTAAATTTACTTCTGATAGATTAACCAACACACCTTCGTCAATGATGCCAGTACTGCTATATCTTTGCAGTTCATTTAAAATGCGACGATAGTCCGGAAAGAAGCGTTCAATGAGTTTGGCCACACTCTTAGGATCTGCCTCGATGTTCTCTGTGCGGAGAATATCCATGACTCGTTTATGAAAGGCAGCTGCCGTCTTGGGCTTGTCGCTTTTTGCCAGCTTGAACTCTATGACAGTAGTTCTGCTGTGCAAGGGTTGGATGATGCGATTTTTAAAATTACAGGTAAAGATAAAGCGACACGACTTGCTGAACTCTTCGATAAAACCACGCAAGGCTGGTTGAGTGCTGTTAGGATTAAGATAGTCGGCCTCATCAAGGATCACTACTTTAGTCTTACCAGTAAAACTCACCGAGCTAGCAAAATTACGAATCTTGGTTCTCAGAGTATCAATACCACTCTCTTCTGATCCATTGATAACAATGTAATCAGTACCCAGCTCTTCACATAAAGCGCGAGCCACAGTAGTCTTGCCCATGCCGGCTCCACCGCAGAGCAGCATATTAGAAATTTCACCCTTGTCTAGAAACTGTTTGAAGGTTGCTTTTTGATCGTCAGGCAAAATACATTCATCAATAGTTCTAGGGCGATACTTCTCTACCCATAGAAATTCATCATTATGCTGCATTTAGTCTTCCTCGCCGGTTAAATCTTCTTCAGATTTGAGCTGAACTTCCAAAGGATAACCTGTGGCTGCCAACCAGGTATTGATGTTTGACATTACTTTGTAGGTGCTGCTTGTCTCAAAGGTAACATCAACATCTAGATCGGTGTCGCCATTGTCATTGCTCTGCGTATATTGCAGGCGAAATCTTTCGTTCATATTATACCACGCTTTCTGGATCTAGTGCCAGCCAATATGCCAGCGGTTTTGTGGCGTGCTTGAAATGCAGAAACTTCAATTTGCTGAGAGTTACACGATAGCCATCAGCCACGACCTTCAATCGTTCTACGGGCATCAGGCAATTAAAGGCATGCTCTGATTCGCCGACTGTGCGAGTATAGTTGTTGCTGTTCGCAGTCTTGGGATCACCAACACTGATGGTTACCTTGCCGCCCACACTCTTAAGAACGATGTGCTTGGCGCTGGCAATGCCTGCTGCCTTGTTCAACATCTCAATGTCTGCCTTGGACATATCAAATGCAAAGTGCGGCTCTACTGGAATATTCTTGCCGGCTTCTGGAGCAATAATAACGTCGGGCTGAGCATAAAAGTATTCAAACTTGCCGCCATCTTTGCTAACACTCAGACTCTGATCACCGAAGTCCACATCCTGATCTTCCATCAAGGTAATTAGAGCCAGGAAGCTGTTCAAGTCATAGATATTGAACTCTCTAGGAAAAGTTTCTGTGATGGTGGCCTTGGCAAATACGTCTTTGCCCGGACCAATGGTGCTAAGCTCTGAGCCAGCATGGATGCGAAGATTGCTGTTGATTGTAGCAAAATTCTTTAGGATATTAATTGTATCGGTACTTAATTTCATTTCTGCTCCTTATTGGGGTTCGTGGTGTCATGTACATGCAGTGCTATAATTGCATAGTGTAGCACCTTCAACAGATCCTGTCGATTAAAACCTTCTTTTTTTCCGTAGCGTTGCGCATACTTGATGACATTGCCAAGAGTGAATCCCACGCCATGACCAGCATCAATAATAAATTCCGTGGCCTGAATTTTGTTCTGTGAGTAGTGCTGTGTATAGGTTTTATCGATGTACATTCTAAGCTGAGCCAGCAGCTTGTCTTCGTTGAACTTATACTTTGGCATAAAGACATCTTCTTTAACCAATTGATCTGCTAGACTGCCACCGCCAGGGTGACCCAGTCTTATGCCAAATGCTTTATCGCTATAATCTGATATTTCTGTATCACTGACCTTCCAACTATTTTCTTTCATGCTAGCTCCTGAATAAAAAAGGAGAGCGGCATTTCGCACACTCTCCAAAATCCCTGAGGAGGGATATTAAAATGGTATCTCTTCGCCTGGGACGTTTACTGGTGCTGCTGCTTCCGCTACCACCGGAGCATCAACCTTTGTATACAAATCCAGGAAAGCAGATTTTGTTTCGGCATCGAAGCGATTGGTGCAAAGCTGGATAGCCTTAACACGATCATTGAACATGGCAAACGCCTTGACGATGTGCAGCAAACGACGTGTACTAATCAATTCATCTACGCCGCCTTCTTCAAAAGTCTTGCGAATAATTTCTGCCCAGCTGGTGAGCTTGACTACAAAATCTTCGTCCAGACAATTCAATTCCTTCATCTTCAGCGTCAGGATCTTTTTCTCAATCTTGACATCCGGATATTCCTGCTCCACAGTAATGGCGAAACGTTCCAGAAATGCTTCGTCAATCATCTGAGCAGCAATAAAGCGACCGTCTTCGGTACCCTTGCCTTTGGTGTTGGCGGTTGCCACAATATTAAAACCTTCGGCCGGATGCACTACCTCGCCGGTCTTTTTATTCATATATGGCTTGCCTTCCATGATGGCCTGCAAGCACATCAATTTATTGCTGCCGCGATCACATTCGTCGATCAGAAGAATAGCACCGCGTTTCATGGCCATCAATACCGGACCTTCACGATACACGACATTGCCGTCAATTAAAGTATTGCCGCCGATGAGATCGTCTTCGTCAGTTTCAATGCTGATGTTGACTCGCAGCACTTCACGTTTAAGTTCTGCGCACACCTGCTCTACCATGGTAGTCTTACCATTACCACTCAAACCAGTAATGAATACAGGGTAGAAGATTTTACTCTGCAGGATCTGCTTCAGATCTTTATGGAAGCCAAAGGCAACATAATTGCTGTCTTTGGTGGGCACAGTATTGTCCAAAGTTGATTCTAATTTTTTCTGTCTAACCATGGGCAGTACCTGCGCCGACAAGGCAACCTCGGCTACTGGTTTTTCTGCGGTTACATTGAAATGCGACAAATCGTACATGCCGCGACCGGATTTCGCTTCGGCATTATCCAAAATAAATCGGGGATAAGGCAGATTTTGTTGACGTGCTTCTTCGATAATTTCACCGCGGCTAACAGCTACGCCGTAGCCTCGGACTAGGTGATTGACAAACTGTTCTTTGTCGGCTTCTGACCATTTACTCATAATAAAATCCTCCTCAGGTTTTTTAACTTACATACATTATTCTATAGAAACGATGCTAGATGTCAAGCACTTTTTTTCATGCAATCATCGTCACGAATTTGCTGAGCAGCACTCGCGAATTCAGCTTGTTGCTCTGAAGTTTCAGGAATGCTTTCTCGATATTCTTGGTGGTAGCATTGTCTTCGACTTCTAATTCATTATCTGTGACTGCGAGATCTCTGCCTCCTTTGATTAGATAATGTTCGGCGTAACCCTGATCCTGGCTGGCAATTACTCCGGTGCGACGCATTTCTTGACGACGACGATCGAGATCGGCATCATAGCTACCGTAGGGACGATAGCTAAACAACGCATTGCGAATATCGCCTTTGCCGGGACTAGGTATGATATGAAATCCTACAGCCTTGGCACCGGTAATCTCCTGCACTAGAGTCAACAAACCCTTGGTGCCACGACGATCGTGTTCCGCAAGCTGCACAGATTTCTTAGTAGCCAAATCTGTGATTACTACATTTACCTGACTGGGCTCACTTATGCTGCGCGGTGCCCAACCATTTGAATAATATGTGCTGGACTGGGAAAATTTCAGCGTGTCATCACTTTGACCGTCAGTCAAAACCACCAGGCTGATAATTTCGGACTTGGTACGAGCCTTGAAATTATCGTGAATAGCTGGCAACAATAAAATAGCATCGTTCAATGGCGTGCCGTTGAGTCTTTCTGGTCTTGGCACATGCCGCAGATCTGCACCTGCAGTACCGGGCACAACATAGCTGCGATCATTGCCCGCATCCCAGGCTGACTTAATCAAGATCATGTTGCTGATCTGTTGCTTAAATTCTGTGCTGTTCATGCTGTCGGAAAAATATTGACGCAGTCGGAACAAATTGTCGTTGATCATCAACTGCTGTTCTTTCTGGTTGCGGCCTTCTTTGAGCAGCAGGTCTTGCGCCACCAGATAATCATCTTCATGAAAATTTGTGAAGCCATAGACTTCGAAGGCAATGCCAACCTTGCGACAGAACTGCACCAAAATCAACATCTGTTCAATGGTAGGACCAATGCTGTTTCTCATGCTGCCGCTCATATCATACATCATGATCATGCCGTGATTTTTACCATTGGGCAAGGTAGTAAAGCGGCGGAAAAGATCTTCGCTGAGGCGATAATTAAATACCTTCTTCATATCTAATTCACCGCTCTTGCTGATTTTAGCACGAGCCTGCTGCTGAGCATTGCGTTTCAATTCAAATTGCTGTACTAGAAAATTAATATAACGACCATTTTTTTCTTTGAACTCGCTGCCCTTCTTGGCTCGCACAGCTTCTTGTTCAGCATTAAAAACCATCTGATGCATGACCTGACGATATGGTATGATGCGCAGACTTGGATCGTACTTGCCAAAATAATAATTGGAAAAATTTCGGCTGCTAGGATCTAGCAGAGTATTTTCTGCTTCACGGAAAGCCTCATCGGTTTCGGCTATGGGTTCTTCTTCCACCAGCTCATCGGGACGCAGTCCTTCA